GTATCTCTTTTAAGATTCCGCCTACGTCTTGGCTTCGGACTATCCGTACCTTGTTGTCCTCCGCCGTTATCTTTTCTTTTACTGACATTCGCTATCCTTTCAAACATTCCAGAATCAACCAGGACATCTGCCTCATTCTTTTCTACAGACACCTCGTCTCCAATAGAGAGAGGGCGACCCTGAACCCAGGGCCGCCTCTCGGATACACATCGTATCTTGACAGACATTAGCTTACGTCTGCTACAACACCGTGTGCTGCTTCGTTGTCTACCTGCACACCGTACTCTACAGAGATCAACCGACGCTCACTGTGACCAGTGCGAGCCAGTTCCTTCTGAGTGGTAGGCTTGAGGTATGCAACTCGTGCGTAGTTCGGGTCAAGAACCAGAACGTCACGGGCACGGCTAAAGCGTGATGGAACAATCTGCAACTCACCGAAATCGGAGATATATACATCGATTGCTGCATTCAGCTTGCTGTCCTCTGCTTCCTTGTAACGGGTAGCGTTACCAGTAAAAGTAGAGATAGTCTGCTTCTGTGAAGATCCACAGATAACAACTGAAGGCTCAGCGCCTTGATCCCAGCAGTCAGCGATGACACCCTTCAGAAGAGTTTCAGTAACTGCACGGGTTGTGCCGTCGGTAGCAGCTGCGTCAACGTAGCCAGCATCACCAGAACCTGAAGTAGTACCATCGGCACCACCAGTTCCTCGGTTTGCATTGGTACGCAAGTGAGCAGGAAGACCTGCAGATGCGCGAGCAGTGCCAGAAGCACCAGCACTACCTGCAACGTTGTCACAGATCATGGTTTCCATGTCGCGCTTGAGCTCTTTAAGCTTGTACGCAACCTGCTTGGCAGTAGTCTGGGCATCGCCAGCGCCATTAACGGCGTTAGCAGTGTCAGATACTTCTACAACCTTGTCAGAGATCTGAGTGTAGTTACCCTGGCGGACAGCGTTAGTTGCTGCGTCATTGCCAGGTGCTGCTTCACCTTCGATCACACGGTTAGAGCTGCTGGCTGCCGCCAATGAAACAACGCCCCATTCAAAGAATGTGTTGTCAACATTGCGACGGCCAATAGCAGACATGACAGGAGTGTCAGTCGGAGAAATTGAGATCAATGCGTCCTGCAGATCCTCGCGGATCGTAGTGACATCATATGTCTCGTTAGTGTTAGCGGAAACGCCCATTTTGGATCACCTCACGGTTAGCTTAGTAAATAAGAAGCAACGTCATCTACGCTGCCAGATTTCTTCATCCTAGCGACCGCATTTGCCTTGGCTTTCTGCTTGCTGGTAGTCGGGCTCTTCTTAGCTCCGGGCTTAACATTAACTGGCCTGGCGTTACTTGCCTTCTGAACGGCTTTGTCTTTGCCAGCCACTAGCTGGTCATATTTCATCGCCTTCTGAAGCACAACTATCGCCCGGTGATCTGAGACCTCTGCGATCTCTGCCTCCGAGTAGCCTAGTCTAGTACCGTAACTCAAGAGCTCATCTCTCAATTTGCCTGCCTTTTCGGCGTCACCAAATTCAGGGACTATCTGTGCAAGCCTCGCCATCTCATCATTCAGGTGAGCCTGGTGCGCCATCTGCATAGACTGTTGCTGCTGTTGCGTTGCTTGATACACCGCAACCTGCTGCTGGTCATATGCTTCCTTCGCCTCGTCGTACTTCATTTTCTCCTCCATGTAGCCAATAGGATCGTTTTTAAACGTTTCCCTATCTGGCATCTGTGGAGGTTGAAGTACCTGTCCAGACTGCAACTGAGCCATCAGATTTGACATCTGCTGTCGCTCGTTTAGGAGCTGCTGGTAAACGCCTTCGGCTTCTTTCTTTGCCGACGCCGCTTCCTGCATTCCTTTTTGGATATAAGCTTGGCCGCTGTATGATCGCTTAAGATCCTCTAGGTTTACTTCCACTTCTTGGCCATCTACTTTGACCGTGAAAAGTTCCTCTGGACCGGCCTCATCAGCGTTTTCTTGCTCATCCTCACCCTGATCAACAGGCTCTTCTTGAACCGGCTCATCAGAGTCTTCTCCAACGTCTTGCGCCTCCTGTTCGGCCTCCTGAGTTTCCTCTTGCAAGGTTTCCTCTGGTTGGGCTTCCTTAGTCGGCTCTTCGGTTGGCGCGCCTTGTAAAAGGCTGTTTGCAACGGCATCTACTGATCCGTCGCCTATCATTACATCATCAGTCGTTTCCACGGTGCTGATCCTCTACTTTCGTCGATCAAGCATTTTCTCGTCCATAACTGCGGATTGGAGATATTGCTCAATTTTAGATAATGCACCAGCAATGTGGTGCGCCTCTTCCCTAGCCTCAACGGTGCTCGCTGGGTTTAGGAATACATTCACCTGCATCTGCTTCAAGTCCTGTACTGCTTCCTTGAAGGCATCATCCGCAAGTAATGTTCTTGCCTTAGCAGCTCTCTGCCTTATGTCCTGGCTCAATTACTGCCTCGGCGTATTCTGTAAGTTCTTGATTCTGGCAACATCGACCGCGGTCCCATACTTGCCATAAATATCAGCAGCATCAACAAGTAGCTGCTGATCCATTTTATCACGTTCTAGATCTTCCTCTGCAGCCGCCTTCTGGGCATCAAACTGCATCTTGGCCATATCTGCCTGCATCTTGGCCTGAGTCTTCATCTGATCGCTCTGTAGCCTGCCCTGCATCTTAATCGTCTCAGCCTGCAGATATGCTTGAGTCGGATCCTGACCCTGCGCCATAGCCTGCTGCGCTTGCTGAGCCTGCTCTACAAGCAGCTGCTCTGTCTGCGGATCCATAGGCATAAAGTACCTGTCAGAGTTCCTCAGACCGCCCATGGCAAGCATATCGGCCAGAGTATTGCGTATCTGTGTCATTGTTACAAGACCGTTGCTGGGCCCGTAGTTGCTCCAGATCTGCATCTGCATTCCGAGAGCCTGGTTGAGCGCAGCCATCTTGGTGTCTTCCTGCCCGGTACCCAGACCTACGTTGATGCTCAGATCCATGTCTGAGTTCCACACCCGCGGGTCAATTGGCGTAAAACGGCCATTCAGGCGCATGACAGTCTCATCGTCAGTGTTCTTGATAAACTCCTCAAGCATCAACTTGAAGAGGCGCTTCATGCCGCCCTCTGCAAAGTTCCTGGCAATAACCTCTACCTGGCCAGCTGCGGCCTGCATAGTGGCGTTTACCGCGGTAGCGGTGGTGTTCTGCAGGGCGTCTGGATCAAGTCCCATAGAGGCTCTGGTGACGCCTGTCTTCTGTTCAATCTGCTGGTCCATATATTGCATGGCGGGAAGGGTAGTGCCAGCAACAAACGGGACCGACATCGGAGTAACAGCACCCTGCTGCTTCATCCTGACAATGGCGCCGATCTCGTTATTTAGCAGATCGTCCATGTTTGTCAGTTCCTCAATAACTCCCAGCTGTGGGTTGTTAGTGAGAGCGACGTTATCTAACACACCGCGCAGCATTGAGGTAGATGCGTCCTGGTCATTCATGATCAAGTCAGCAACAGAGCGACCGTAGAAAGCATGCGGCTCCGGGTCACACTCGAACACAGCAAAAGGTATGTTGTCGCAGGGCATCATATCCATCAGCTCGTAGCCAGATCCGCCCAGGATAAACTTGTAGAGGATAGGGTAGCCAGTACCGTCAACGTCCATCCGCATGTATGCCTCGGTAATCAAGACATTCTTCATGCTCGGGTCATTGTAGTCCTCGTCCATTCTGTCCCGGCTGTAACCGCGACGTGCTTGCTCTTCCTCGTCTGTCAGGCTGTCTGTTTCAGATATTCCTGAGAGCTCGGAAACCTGATCAAAGTCAAAGCCCATGGCAACAACATCACCAACGCGCATCTCTGCCCGGTGACACACCACATAGGCGTCATCAATTGATCTAGCGTTTCGGTCCACGAAAAACTCTTCCGGCGGCACAGACTCAACGCACAGCTTGCCTTTTGTAAACGTCTTTACGATCTTAATATCGTGCCTGGTTACCTGCATCTCCATGCCCATCGGATCCATGCTGATCTCAATGGTTTCTGAGTGCTCGATGACCTCAATGTCATCCTCATTCACAATCAGAGCAAACTCAGCGTCACTCAGGTTGGTGAAAGTAAATGTCTCGTGCTCGTCGTAGTCTTCCCAGTAGGTTTTGACAATGCCGGTCTTTTTAACCAGGGCATCATGGAAAGCGTCGTTCAGTATCTTGTAGCCGCCGAGCTCGTTAAACTTCCAATGCACATAGCTAGTCGCCTGCTCAGCGTTGCCCACATCCTCTGAACCCTTTGGCACAAACTCTACCGGCTTGTCTGTGTTCAGGAACACGCGCATCAGGCTGGGCTTGATGGAACGGATAATGTCTCGGACCTTAGTTGCTACAACGCTAGACCTACCGTCCTCGTAACCTAAGTCAGTCTCACCATCAAAGTATCTCTGAGCCTTTACCCGGTCTTCAGATATCTCTGATTCAACAAAATCGACAGCATCCTGAATTGCCTTGGCAACGGTGCTTTCAATTTCGTCGTTTGTCATCTTTTTCGGTTGCATATTACATTCCTAGAAGACCTTGCATACCACTTGCTGATTGCTGCGTTAGAGCCGTTCTGGCTCCTGGCGCAACAGCTGCAGCGTATCTGTTTATCAAGGCAGATAACTGATCAAACTGAGAATTATCAGTCAGGGCTTTTAGCCATATGTTTGGATCTTGAGATGTCAGTATATCAACAACCGCTTGCCTTCCTTGCTCAGAAAGAGGAGCTGCTTGCGTTAGAGCTCTTACCGTCTTGTTTGCAATATTTGCCATAGCAGTCGGATCTCCAGAGGCGGCTCCTGTTAAATCTTGCGCTGTAACAGGTATTCCTCTATCTCTGGCCATCATTAGAGGCAAGGTCTGAGACCCAGCTCTTTGCGGCAAATATGCAGAAGTTCTACCGGCTTCGGCAGCTATTCCTAAAGTTCTAGCCAGGTCATCAATAGACTCTGTTGGAGCAACTAAGCGCAACAAATCTCCAAGCTGCTGGTCTTCCTCTGCAAGCTTTGCAATTGTGCTTTGCGGAGTACGTCTCAATTTATCTCTTAACGCAGCAAAAACACCAATCCTGAAAGATGCCTGCTGATCCGCATTCATTCCTCTGAAGGTTCGAGCAGTCATATCGACATTTTTGTTCAGAGACGCCAAACCTTCATCGAAAGCCTCTGATGATGCGAATGACGCGGAGTAGTTTGCTCTGGCGTCTCTTAAATCCGTATATGTATCGTCCAAAAGGGTTTTTAGGTTGTTTGCGTCGGTCTTGTACACTCCAGACCGCGTACCTCTTCCGCTGATTGACAGTTGCTGACCCTCGTCACGCAGCAATCTGTAAATATTATCAGCATCTTCTAATGAAGGAGCCCTAGCGAGTTCTACCGCTCCGTCATCTGTGGTTTTGAATAATGGAACCAGGTTTCTTTCTTGATAAAGAGAGCCTAATTCATTTCGCACCGTAGGGTATCTTTGCAGCAACCGCTCTACCTGATTAGCAATAGGTCTCGTAACCGACGGATGATTAGCAAATATCTGTGTGTATTGACTGCTTTCTTGCCCTCTGAGCCTTTCAGTTCTAGTCATGAATTCATCAAGCACGTTATCACCAGTTCCTGGCGCAAGTGACTCTTGAAGACCGCTTCTTGCCTGACCTCTTAGGGTTTGAGCCCTGTTCTGCACAAACTCTAAAAGTTCTTGGGCTGGCTTTCCGCCTTCTAATATAAACTGCTTCAGAGCTGCGTTTACGGAGGCATTGTCAGTGAACGCCCTGCCTTCCGCAATGTCTGCAACTATCTCATCAACAGACTTTCCTGACTGTGACGCCAGACCGCCGATATAAGCTTGCACATCATCGCTGTATCTTGTTCCAAACTTTTCTCTAACAAAGTTAACAAACTTAGATCCAACTCCGCCTATTGCTCTAAACGCTGTGGTAGCGGCAGTTGTTGTTCCCGCTCCGGTTACACCACCGACCGCAACATCCAAGCCAGCTTGCAATGGATCGGCGCCCTCTCCAAACAAATCGGCCTCGCTTGTCCCAAGACCGTACAGAGCTCCTTCAGCAGCAGATGTGCCGATTAACCTGCCCGTGGTACTAGCGGCTCTTGCTTGGCCAGCGAAAGGAACAAGAGCTGTAGCAAGACCACCAATAACCTCCATGGTAATTGCTTCACCAGGATATGCCTGCTGATAATCAGAAACCTTTTGCCTAAGCTGGTCTCTTAGCTCGGTATAGTTGGGACCGCCAGGTATAGCTGATCGTATGGCAGCCTCAATCTCGTCAGAAAATCCAAAACTTAATCCTTGCGCGAGGGTTCTAATTTTTTGTTTCTCAACGGGACCAGACGGCTCTGCCTGACCTGGCGCGCCCAGATTTTGCATCCTAATAGGTCTGAGAAAATTCTTCTGCTCTTCGTTAAGTGTCAAGAGCTCTTCAGGAGTAAATAGAAGATCGTCTTCCATTACTGGTTACCTCCAAACAGCTCTATTGCCTGTCTCTTTTGATTAGCATCCATTCCATACCAATCACTTAACGGTACTCCTGCCGGCGGAGTAGCTGGTATAAATTCTTGCTGCTGTATAAAAGTGCTGTACCCAGTATTACCTGATGACAATAACTGAGCAGATCTAAGCAGCTCGTTGTATAGCTTTTCCTGAGCCGCCAACTTCGCTGTTATTTGTTTTTGCAGCTCTTCTGGCCCTAAGCTCATATCTATAGCGGTGCTCAATGCTAACTGCAGCTCTGTCGCACTTAGTGCTCCGAACGTTGCCGAGTTAATAACATCGATACCCAATGAATTTGCAGCTTGTCTCAACTGAGATGTAGTCGCGTCAAAAGCGGGCAATAAGTTTCTTATAAGCCCACTTCCACCTCCTGCCGCGCTTGCTGTATAAGCTCTTCGTAAATTAGCCATCTGCGTATTAAGAGATTCGGCTTGCCCGTAATATCTTTGACCGGCGGCCTGAGCGGCCTCTCTGTCTGCCAGCGTTAGAGCCGTCTGGGTTTCCATTTCTTGCTCTTGCTGCGGAGTAAGACCCATTGCTCCCTCAACATCTCTGCGATTTATTTGCCCGGTATTCGGGTTAGTTTCAACAACATACTGCTGACCAGAAGATGGGTCTGTGTAGACCTGGCTAGTCTTTATTCCTGATGTGCCTATAGTTTTCCCGATAACAGCCTTAAACACATCCTGAGCCATTGCAGGATTTTTCTCTACTATATCCGCCTCTGTGGTGTAACCCATTCGACGCAAATACTCTGCTGTCTTGTTTGCCTGACCTCTTAGCAAATCCAGCTGCTGCTGAGCCTCTAACTGCCTTTGATTAGCGTTAATAATTGCAGCGTTTGGATTCAGGGTCATTCCCTGAAAGCCAATAGCGAGACGGTTCATTAAAGCTGGGTTATCTTGGATAAAGTTACCAATGGACCCAAGTATTCCCATTGCTCGCCCACCCATTCCCTGACGAGGCGCAGGAGCCTGTCTTGGAGGCGGGAACGCAGGTATCTGCTGGTTAGCCATTTGGTTTGTAAATGGTCCCGCGCCGATAGCTTGCTGTAGCGCATATGGGTTTATGCCATTAGCCATAGTGTTACCTAAATAGATCCATTAGACCGCGAGCCATAGACCTGGTGTTGTCGTATGCCCTGAACGGTGCGTTAGCAAGGTTATAACCAGCAACCCTGAGCCTGTCATCGAGGCTGTAGTTGCCATTAGCGTTTGGTTGTATCCCGTAGCCAGTAAACATGTCCTGGCGCTCCTGAGCCGTCATAGAAGGCACAACAGGCATTCCCATTTGCATATCTACCGGCTGCACGGGCATTAACTGAGCCGCATACTGGGTAGGCATATTGCGAGCCTGCTGTGATGCTATGATTGCCTCAAGTGGAGTCATTAGTGTAACCAGGGAAATATCTTGGTGTAGTCAACTCTCAGGTAGCCATCGTCAGCCATGGAGATTGCTTCAGGAATAATGCGCTTCACTTCTTGCGCGATTACGCCAAAGCCTTCCTGGTTGCCTGCGACCCTGCGGCCTTCATCGTTCCAATCCCATCGATAGAGATTGATACCGCGGTCAGTCATGCCTACCTGGCGGATGTTCTCTTTCAGCCTGCGGTCAGATGCTGCCGCTGTGGATGCCAATGACAGGTAGTCAAACAGTCCAGGCTGTCGTGTAGCCGTCTGAGTCTGCTCACCTGTCTGAGATCCCGCGAACGCGCCTAACTGCGTCTGTAGAGCTTGCTGTGGCGCTCCAGTATATCCAGCGTACTGCTGCTGAGCTGCGTTAATCAGCGCCTGCTGTACTGCCTGCTGCTGGGCTCCTGCCGCGGCAAGATCAGACCTAACGTCTCTGACCATACCAAAACCCAGATTAGCTGTATTAGCTAACTGGTTAGCCGCGGAAAGTCTTGCCTGCTGACCCTGTAGACCGGCCTGCTGGTTAGCTAACTGGGCCTGCATAGCTGTTTGCTGGTTGGCAAGAGCTGCTTGATTTTGCGCCGCAGCTCCAAATTGGCCAGCTTGATTCTGCGCCGCTGCATTTGCCAAGGCAGCTTGAGTGCCAAGCTGAGCGTTTTGTAGTGCCGTTTGAGTGCCTAATTGTGCGTTTTGTAACGCTGCTACGTTTTGCGCCTGAGCTCCGAATTGCGCGGCCTGATTCTGGGCGGCTTGGTTTGCAAGGTTCGCCTGCGTTCCAAGTTGTGCATTCTGTAGACCTGCAACATTCTGGGCTTGAGCCCCAAATTGTGCTGCTTGGTTCTGTGCTGCGACATTAGCAAGATTGGTCTGAGTGCCGAGCTGGGCATTCTGTAGTGCTGCCACATTCTGAGCCTGGGCTCCAAATTGCGCTGCCCGGTTGGCCGCCGCTTGGTTAGCGAGCTGTGCCTGCTGCCCAAGATTTGCGGTAGTGGTAGCTGCCTGCAGCCCGGTAGCCTGATTGGCCAGATTAGCTTGTAGGGCTCTCTGTATGTCTGTCTGAGCCGCTTGCTGAGCCTGAGTGAATCCCGCCTGACGCAATCCTGCCGCGGTCCTAGCTGCCTGCTCAGCAAATGCTCGATTAGTCTCTGCCGCAGCGATACCAGACCGGGATCCGCCATAGGCGCCTGCTGCTTCTGCCTGAGCTGCTCCCAAATTCTGCTGCATCAACCTCTGTCTCTCGATGTCCTGCAGCGACTGCTGGACTACTTGAGTTTCATATGGGTTGAAATAAGGGTCTAGGTTTGTTCCGGCCAGCTGACCCGCTGCAACACGTTCTGAGGTTACAGGGCCAACTCCAGCAATTCTTTCTGCTCCGTAACCCTGAGCCGCTGCGCGTTCTGCCGCAGCTCTTTCTGCCTCGTATCCTTGCGCTGTTGCTCTTTCTGCCGCTGCTCGCTGAGCGGTATATCCTTGAGACCCAGCCTGTAACGCTGCCGCCTGTTGAGCAGCAGCGGTTGCAGCGTCGTATCCCTCAGCTCCAGCCAACGCTTGCTGAACGTTCTGTGGCTGATAATTCATAGCCTGAGACGCTGTTTGGGCCGCTTGGCCCATTGATTGCATGATTGCTCCGGGTACGCTTGCCTGGCTAATTGCCGTAGGAGAGCCAAAGGTAGGCACAGTCTGTTGCTGACCTACATTCATCATCTGTGGTTGCTGCTGTTGTCCGCCTGCGCCAGCCATATATCTATTCCTTACGGTCTGTAACCGCCGTACCTGTAGTCCATGTTCTCGTCATAGCCATAGTCCATGCCGGCATCATTAAACCCTCGGTTCAGCAAACCTTGCTGCATGGTTGTAGCAGTTGGATCAATAAACTGGGATTCAATCAGAGCAGCTTGGGCAGGGCGTCTAGCTGCGAGCTCTGCAACCGCCTGCTCGTACAAGGGCGCCGAGCTGTATCCTGTGATTCCGTCCGCGTACTCCTGAGCCTGCGGCATACCCGCCGTGACATCCATCTGAGGAGCCATGCCAAAAGCAGACGCAAAATCTGCAGCATTCTGCATAGCGGCCGTCTGCATCGGACTAAAAGCAGCGACGCTGGGACCGTAATACGGCGTATAACCGATTCTGCTGACCTCTCGGCCTTGAGCCAGGTTGGCCTTTGCAGCATCCTCTATATATTGAGGTACTTCTACCTGTGTTGTCTGGCTTCCGCCTTTTCCGCCACTCATATGTCTTTACCTAATGTTAGTAGTGTAGGTTTCCAACCCAATTTCTGTAGCGCCTTCTTCCAACCTGGGCGCCCTGCTAGTGTCAGGCCAGAGCATCCTTGACCTTTAGCCCAAGCTATAACGTCTTCGTGCATCCCGGTGATCTCGTCTAGATCTCCGCCAGCCAGGAATATGTGCAAAACCTTCTTCCTGGGATATGCCAATATTTCTGTTACCAGGCAGCTATTCTCTGCCGGCCATAACTGCATTCTGCCCTCTAGTATACCATCAAAAACGTCAACAACTTCGTGAGTGCCGCCGCTGTGCTGAAGGGCTGCGTTTATCCAAGGCTCACACCTTTTGAATTCATCAACCATGTATTCTTGTTATTGCCAGTGTCACTGCAGGTGTTGATGGTGCAAACGCAGTGGCAGCATGGTTATCCAGAAACCCGTTAGTGTTATCTACCGCCCACATTACCTCAAGGTAATCATTGGCAGATATGTTAAATATCGCTGACCGAGACACCACGGTTGTTGCCGTATTCTGGTGCAAAGCGGCCTTGATAGTGCTCCCAGAGGTGTCTGTTCCGTTTATTCTGGGCCAAAACCAAAAGTTAGCTGTAGATGACGAGGTTGAAGTAATCTGCGCCGTAAAAGCCAGCAGATACTCTCCAGCCTGATCAAACACTATTCTGCTTGACGGTGTGCCTAATGATATACCTACGTTGCCGCTTGGAGTATCAAAGGTCAGAGCATAGGCAGTATTAGTCGCTGCAGCCGTCTGATCAGAGCCAATTAACAGATTAGCGTGACCATCCTCCAACACTATCTGCACAAACTCGCCGTCTTTGGAGATCACAGGATACTTATACTGTGGATCCCACAGGAGAATGCCGTCTTCGGACGCGCTCTCTCCAGATATCTTGTGCCTGAGTATGGACCTAGTTCTAGCCAGGTACTGATTCAGGCGTTTTGCCCAAGTCTCCCAGGCGCCTCCAGAGGGCTCTGGAACGTATTCGCTCACCTAGTGCCACCCTGCCTTACATCAAGCCTGTTAACGCCTACACGCCAATCTGAGAGCACCTGACCTTCTACCCTGATCCTTATCTGTCTGCCGGTAAATCTAAGAGACGTTGGATTAGACATTGAATAAGGTCCATGAGTCGTTTCATCGCCATTTGGATAAAATCTAGTTTTGAACGTGGCATTCACATCTCCCTGAGCTTTCTCGTCAGGAATCATCTTGGTAACCTGGGCAACGTTATCGCCATTGCCTATCATGATAGGACCGCTTTCGGCAAACGGAGACAGCGATCCGTAGGACAAACCCACTTCGTGCTCATAGATCTTCTTATCGTCCGCATCGGCCCATATAGGCGTTCTGAAGGCTCCATGATCTATGCCAGAGGTTCTAGCCATTTCGCCAATTGACCAAGTTCCTTCTGCAAAATTGTAAATCACATACCGATCACACTCGGTTGATCCGCCAGATGGATAGAACCACCAGATTTCACCAAACCTAGAATTAGTGACAGCCCAGACCTTGCTCTGCTGCGAAACGTTAATATCAGAAAAAACGTAATCAGATACATCGCTCGCCATCTTGGTCACAGCTCCGCCGCCATAGGCAAAAAAGGATCTGCGTCCCATCCACATAGCACCCTGGTCAGTTGTGGCAACCGCCTTCCTGCTGATGATCCCGCAAGATGTGCCCACGCGCTCGATGCCGTAGACATATGGCGGTCCCTGGTAGGTAGCCGCATGAGCATCAACGTTAGTAAGTATCAGAACCTGGCCTCGGACCCGAATACCACACTGGATCTCTCCAGCCGTCTGCAGCTCTAGATCTCCTGCCTCATTCGTAGCGGCCGCCGTCCAAGTGGTGTTGTTTTCTTTATCGCACCACTGAACCAATCTAGGATTGCCGCCCGCGCCAAGAGCAAACAGGAAGCGTTCCTCGCTTACAACCAGCCCGGTACAGGAAGTCGGCGCATTTGTAATCTGCGCGGCAGGTGTGCCAGTGTTCAGCTGCCACTCGTATAGCTTGCCGTCATCTGGTGAACAGGCAACAAGGTATTGACCGAATGTATCAAGTGACCAGGTAGTAGCAGGCAGGATAGTAAGGTTATCAGGGCGCTCAGTGCCGTACTCGTAATAGCCATACGGGCCCGCGCCGTACCCTGTAAATGCGGATGCATCTTCTCTGCCAGAGGTAAATGAGGTTGGTGTTATGTCGTATCTGGTTCCGCTCTGGTTCCAGACATATAGTTTCTCGTATGTCCCGCCAGCGATATACCTGACATTGGAGTTATCCTTCCAGGCAAGCATTCCGCGTATTTTATATGCAGCAGCGGTATCGCTTTTAACACGCCACCCGCCAACCGGGCGCATGGTTTTATCTATCCAGCGAACAAGATTCGCATCTCGCCATCTGTTCTCTGATTGCAGATCGGTGCCGTTTCTGTAAATCCCGGCCGGAATGTCTAACCTAACTAATGCCATCTATTCAGCACCAAATATAAGACTCGTAACAGAAAGAACAATAACCGCTATGAGTAACAATGTTCCGCCTATGACCACCAGGTCTAGCATGTCTGCCCTGGCTTTAGCTTTTGCCTTAGCCTCGGCTATTTTCATATTTCTTATTCTGGCTCGCTGCCTGATGGTATCTTCCCAGAGGTCACCTCGCCCACTCCATAAGAAAATATCCTTCAGTTCTCGCTCTAGCCTTTGAGCCTTATCTTTCTCCAGAGTCGCCTGAAGAGCCATGGACTCAACAGACTTTCCTCCAAACAACTTACCAATTTTGCTGCTAGTGGTAGCCTGTTGCTCAAGGATACTGACTTCTTCCCTGGCGTCAAAAAACGCACCAATTGCCCTGCCCATGTCGGCCAGGTCTTTTCCTTCAGCTGCGGCCTTCTTGATAAACCTGTAAGCACTAGAGCAGGCAGATACTGCAGCAATAATCTCAGCGGCCATTAGTAAACTCTTACACCCTCTTGATCTGGGTCTACCAGGATTGGTTTACAGTACGCGCTGACTCTTGTCGTAGTTGGAGATCTACCTCTTTGTAGGTTGTCTGCGTACCAGTTGCATGTTTCTAGTGATCGAAAGCATAAAGCCTGTGTGCATACCTCGGACTGAACCTCACCGCCAATCGTTACGATGAGGATAAAGACATGTATCACGGCTCATACTACGCAGGCTCAGTCGGCCAAGTTACAGAATGAGGAAAATCATCTTGGGAGGTAATGTCGCGCAGGGACTGCCTGTACGTCGCCCAATCGGCAGACATGGTTACATCGGATAAGCCCATCCAATCTGTAGCGGCTAACCTAGAATCTCTGTCTGCTCTAACACGCTCCGCAGCTTCTGTATCCAATCTAGTCTGATACGCAGCCTCATGTTCTGCCTTTGTGGTAGTAACGCCGTCTTCCTCAGTATCGGAAAACATATCCCGCTCTTTCCACTTCTGTACCCAGTTGCTATTCGCATCCTGTGCTGCGCCGTCACGCACTACAGACTTATATGCAGCAGACGGCTCTGGCTTTGGCGTTTCTAATACTGGGTCAATACCTAGTGCTTCATAGACGTTGCTATTCCACACTTTTGGCAAAGAAACATTCGGATTGAGTTTGCGGATTTCACCTTGTGATTTCAGTTCACCGCTTGATCGTACTCTAAATTCCATAAGTCACCTATGCTATTGCTAAGAAGATGTATTCGCCGCCACTGGCATTCAGCGCAGCAGGAGCGGATGACGTTACTGTAAATCCACTTGATAGTGGGTCAATGTAGTCCGTGCTAGTGACTTCTGCTGCTGTGGTGTTCAAGAGCAAGTATGGGTCGTTACCTGCGACTATGCCTCTCTCAGTGTCCCAGACGTACCAATCGCCAGTAGAGTCTGTACGCTTAATCATTACAAATCTAGCACCTGCCGAGAAGCCGCAGTCTACGTTTAAGTCCGCGCCTGTGCCTGTGTAGCTGCCTACTTTGCTTACTCCTGCTAGTGTCGCGAATAGGTAGGCTATGTAGGAATCTCCAGAGTCGTTTGTAAAAGTATTTACACCAACAGAAAAAAGATTAGCGGTAGGTTTTGCATCTATACCGTGTGAATATGCCCTGCTACTTGCTGAACTTGTGCTTTGTAACTGCAATTGATTAAAAGCAGAAACTTCAAAATTTACACCAACATACCAACCCGTGACTGCATCTCTATCTTTTATAATAATTAACTCAGGCGCAACGCCTAAGTTGTGGTTTAAAGTATGTCCTGCTACGCCAGTACCAGTATAAGCCACCACATCAAAGAAGCCTGTGGCGCGTTTGAATGTGTAATCAATCATATCATCGCCGCTTTCGTTGAAGTGATAAGCGTTATCTGTCAACAAGTTAATACCAGTTTGTGCGTCAAAAGCTATAGGCGCGCTAGTAAACTCAGAATCAGTTCCGTTTGGTTTAAGAAATGCGCTGCCTCTCATTCGGTCGCTTAACCACCAGTTAAAAGTACTGTTATAGTCTTTAGATATTAAAAGGTCTACAGTATGGCCTGCGCTTGAGTTGATTCCAGTTGTCCCTCCCGACCTAGTATATGGCTTAAAAACCTCAGTCCCAGACTCAGGAGTCTTCATTGGGCGGCGTATGGCTATGTAGATGATTTTGTCACCGTTATTAAACCCGCCGTGAGAAGTAAAACCTGTGTTGTTTATGCTAAGTATGCCGGGATCAGCTTCTGTATCAGTTGCGTTTGGTTTAAGTACTTGTACAGCCGGATAGCTAGTGCCATCTTTTACTATAAGACCTCTCATAGTGTCTGCAATCATCCAGTAGGGAGTGGATGCAGAACTGCTATTTTTTTGTAAAATCCACTGCGGCTCCCAACCTAAGTCTATGTCTATACCAGTAACGCTATTTCCAGTAGAAGTATAACTCCCACACTTAATAATAGACTCATCACCATTATCACCGAATGATTGGTCATCGTGGGCGAATAGGTAGGCTACGTATGTACTGCCACTTGTGTTTTCGCTGCCAACCGTAAAATGAGTTGCTGTTGGTTCTTGCACCCAAGTTGCAGCATTAGTTGATGCGGCATTAGTTAAATCTAAGTAGATTCTTTTTGTGTAGCCCAAAGATTGATGGTAGCCCGTCCAGTTTCCTGTAAGGTTTAGTCTTTTGGTCAGTATAAATCCGGGCTTGCTGCCTAAGTTATGAGCAATATCTCTACTGCTAGTACCATCACCCGTATAAGTAACTACATCAAAGAAACCTGCTTGTTTGCGGAATGACCAACCAACCAAATCTTCGTTATTATCATTTACCCCGGCATAAGACCCAACGTTAAATCCGTTAGAATTGAAAGAGGTAATCATCTGAGCGTTAGTATAATTAGCACTTGTGCTTGTGCTAAATAACGCTGTATTACCTCCTCTTTCAGTATCAATTATGGTGTGAAGGTCAGTTGTTGTTCTTCTGGCAAACCATACCATCCCACCTTCGCCAGAAAAATCAATTCCGTTAGTAATGGTTTCACTGCTGCCATCCCCCGCCCATAAGTTAGTAGAGAACACATCCTCAACGTACAGAGACTCACCTGCATTACCTGCGGCTGCTTGTATTAGCTTCTTACTCATGCGAGAGCCTGTCCTGCTGTGAAGCCATACCAAGTAGTACCGCCGTCATGCGTAATGAATACAAAGTAATCAACTGCACTGGCCGTAGCTGTGAGCGTTGGTGCTGTGGCTGCAGGCCAATCAACTGCTGTGGGCCACGTTACTGTATAACCTGACGCACTAGCGTCCTGTACTAGCTTCAAGGTAAATGAAGATGACTTGCCACTAGCTGCTGGATTTGAAAACGTAAACGTAGTGTTCTCAGTCAGTGTATGAGAAAAATTTGTGCCGTCTTGGAGGTTTACAGTCGTAGCGTTACTGGTTGAAGTGACCGCTGTGTACTCTTCTGATATACCATTATCAAAAGTCACTACACCGTTAGCGTCTGCTGTGACAACTTTGGAGGCTTCTGAGGTTCCTAGAGTTGTAATATCTAGGTAGTTTAGTTCTGCCGCTGTAGATGTGATGGCCGTGCCACTAATCTTCCAAGACCCTGCGGTCAGGTTTGGTTGAATAGCAGTAGTGCCATCAAGCAGATCGTCGATGGCATCCAAGTTGGTGTTTAACTTGGTGCCCCAGGTATCGTCAGATGCTCCGACTTCTGGCTTGGTTAAACTAAAAGTAGTGGTAGTTGTATCAGCCATTTTTAATCACCTCGGTAGCTGGCTTCGGTCCAAGTGTCTGATGGGCCGGTAACTGGTATCCATTTGTATCTGCAGTCAGAGTCTGTAATTGAGCTGAGAACCTGGTCAGATGCAGCAAATGGTCTAATTCTAACATAACTAATTCCAACACTAGCCGAACAGGTATCTGACGCAGCTCCGACTATCGACATAAAGCCCTGGGCAGACGCTGTAACGGTGCAGGACGCAGTAGCAGTTGGTTGCTGTATC